TCCAGCCTGAGCGCTTGCAATCTTTTGACCAAACGCCGCTTCAGAACCAAACTTACCAATCGCCGCACCAGTAAATTCAATAGACTTTTGAATCTCGTTAATTTGTGCAATCGCCTCAGCGCCACCACCAAGAATTGACGCCGCAAGTTGAGCGCCTTTAATTGGTCCTGATTCAACTAAATCTTTAATTGCCGTTGCATCTAAGCCAAGTGCTTGTAGTTGGGTTATCTGACTAGCAAACTGTTGGCTTTTATCCAAACGAGTTCGCATATTTTCGATAAGAGATTTAGCCTTTGGAATAAATCCATCAGGAAGTTCTACGCCTTTAAGACCCGCAAATCCCATAATGGTGTCTTTTAGAGAATCTGCAAAGTCTTTAGCCGCTTGCTGTAAGTCTTGTAAAACATCACGCATTGACTCAATACCAGCGGTCATTGCTTCACGGATTTTTTTCATTAAATCGGCTTGGTCTTGAATATCACCTAAAGCATCTTCGGTACCAGTAGTAGGTAAACCTTCTGCTTTTTCCCGTTCTTTTTTAAGAATGTCTCCGAAGCCAAGACCTTCTTTAAGGCTATCTTGAATTTTTCCAATAAAGTCTCCGATGCCATCTGCAACGCTACTAGCGAAATCTGTTGTTTCTGCAAACGCTAACATTTGAGTTGAAAGATTGATTAAGTAATCGCCAGCCGCATCAGCCTTATCAGCCACGCTGTCAATAAATTTTCCTACTGTTCCTGCAAAATCAAATTTAACTGCTTTGCCTAGTGCATCAATCATTGTTTCTAAAGCGCTTGATGCTGTCTTTGCTCCACCAACTAAACCAGCAATAAGTTTTGCACCGTTATCTTTACTTCCAAATTCTTCAACCTTTATCGCAAACTTAGTAAGAGTTTTTTCTGTTGTTCTTAATCCTTTTTCAACTGCATTTCCAACAGTAGATATACCATTGACTGTATTTGTTACACCTTTAAGAATTCCATCAAATGCTGTTTTGCCAAATCCTACAAGTGTAGAAGAAAAACCTGTTACTAATGCTCTACCAGCATCAAGACCGCTTCTAATACCGTTAGCAATTTGAGCACCGACTAAAGGAATTTTTTCAAATAAAGCCGCAACTGCTCTAATCCAACCAGTTAATTTGTCAAAAACAAAACCAAGGAATTTACCTATACCCTCGGCTATATTTTTTAATACGCCAAAGATACCCTCGCCCACATTTGAAATAGCGGATAGTATTTTTAAGAATATGTTTTTAACTGCCCCAAACAAATCATTAAATGCTCCAACTAGGTCGGCAACAGTACCTATAACGAAAGCAAAGACTCTTACAATTCCCTCAACAACTAAAGAAATCACCTTAATAATTCCATTGAATATAGTTTTAACTACATCATAAAGAGTGCCTTGGGCTTCCATAAATGTAATAAAAGAATCAACAACGAACTTAATAGCCTTAAGAATAAATTGATACCAAGTAAGAATTATATCTATGATGAATTCAAATACTTTGGCGACTACTTCTGCGAAGAAACCAAGAACTCGCATAAAAGAGGCAAACGCTTTTATTACATAACCAATAATCTTTACAATGTATGCAAAGACGGTAATTACAACTTTAGCAACAAAATTAAAGACTGTCTTGAAAGCATCGGCTACTGATTTATTTGTTTTAATTAAATAACCAAGAGCCACTAACAAAGCGACAATGACTCCAATAAAAAGCGGAATAGGGTTTAAGGCTATTGTTGCATTTAATATAGCAACTGCACTTCTTAAAGCATTTATTACTATCGTTGTTCCTGCGGTAACTGTTCCCCAAATTGCTGTTGCCGCTGTGGTAAGTAGAATTACTGTTCTGTATGCTCCATAACCCAAAGCCGCCGCCGCGATTGCAACTCCCAAAACCTTAAAAATTTCAGCAAATCTTCGAACAACAGCAATAGTTGTTGAAACTACGGAAGCAACAAGTCTTATAGCCTTAGCGAGAACACCAATGGCTAAAGCAGATACTTCTGTAAGTATTGCTCCTAATTGAACAAGTGTCGGTAACAAAGGTTTGAAAGCAGTAACTAACTGTCCGATTGCTCCTCGTATTTGAGGAGATGTAACGGCTAAAACAAAGGCTGTGAAAACTATATTAAATTTTGCTAGTGTTTGAAAAAAGCCTTGGAAGAAAGGCGCCGCTTGGGCTAAGGACTTACCTGCTTTAATACCAAAAAAAGTAGCAAAAGCCGCCGCAACAGGCAATACTTTTTCCATGGTGCCAGCAATTCCATTAACACTTAATTCGCTCTTATCTAGTTTTTCAATAAGATTTCCTAGATTAGTTGCTATTTTTGCAAATGGGTCTGCTAATTTAGTTAAAACCTTTTCCATAGCATCAAGGAACTTAGATAAAGTGCCAGTTCCGTCAGCCGCTATTGTAAATTTTGTGTATAAATCAAAAGTTGCTAAAATCAATTTACTGAAAGAATCAAGCAATCTACTACCAACAGCAACTTGTAAATTGTTGGTTAGGTCTGACATTTCCTTTAGTGCTTTAGAAGGACTTTGAATTGCTAAGGCATAGGCGCCTGTAACTTTTGTGCCTTCTTTTAAGATAAAATTCAATACTGCTTGGCGTCTTTCAGCCATGTTTAACTCACTAGCACTCTTGCCTATTGTCCGACCATAAATAGCAAAAGCCTCAGTAGCCCCAGTTGTGATACCAATTTGGCGCAACATTCGTGTTTGCCCAGTTGTGATAGCAAAAATAAGAGTCTGTAAAGCGTCCGAGGCATTTACGCTTGCTGTAACAGATAAGTTTTGAGCGACGGTGGCTAATTCAGTAGCCTGACCTAAATCAACATTTGCCTGAGCAAGTTTGATAATTGCTCTCTGAGATGCGGCCGCAGTAATACCAACATCTTGAATTGCTTCAACTGCAAGAGCAAGTTGGGTATATCCATAACGAGTAGATTGACCAATAGACTGTAAAGCATTATCTAACTCTTGAACTTCAGCGGCCGCTTTGAATGACCTAGTAGCAAAAAGAATTAAACTAACACCAACACCAGCCGATACTGCACCAAGTCCTACTAGAGCAGAATTAAGTTTTGTAGCCGCACCTTGAAAAGTTTCAGCACTTTTTGTTGCTTCACTTAAACCTTTTGTAAATTGAGCGGAGTCTGCGGTGAGGCGAGCACGGACTTCCATGGTTGGGGACTCAGCCATTTATCTCCTCGCCTTTGCTCTTCTCTCGGCTTTTTCACGCTCTTTTTCTTTCAAAATATAAAAAGCGTTCCACTCAGTTAATTCCATACTGCTAAGTGGGCGGTGGGATTTACTTCCGTAAAGAAGTTCTCCCACCGTCCTACCTAACTTTTCTGCTAATTCAAAAAGAAACCGTCTTTCAGGATTCTTTAGGAAATCGAGCCTGTGATTCGTCTACCGCCTTTTCGCCGAGACCTGAACTACCAAGAGCCTTTGTTGCCAAACGCTCAATGACGGCGCCATTCTTTGAAAGAATTGCTTCACGGTCTTGTTCTGTAAAGATTGGTAGACCCGTTGTAGGGTCGAACACAGTTGCAATAACAGTTTTTGCGTACATATTAGAAACATCAACTTTATCGGCGGAGGTTGCTCCCTCTGTAAGAGTTGCTCTCTGTCCAGCCGTCATAGAACGAATTTCTACTGTTACGCCCCACTCAGGGACTTCTAGTAATTCCTTCGTAATATCGTCTGCTTCAAATATCTTGCCTCTTAAATCTGTCATTTCTTTTTCTCCTTGGGACACTAGGTTGGTCACGATAAATTATTAAGTTTTTTTAATACAGTTCTTATGCTGAGTAGGTGCCTCTTGTTACGGCGCCTGTCACTTGGAACTCAGCAGAGTATGTCACTACATCTCCGATAGCACCACTCTTCTCGTAAGAAGTTAGGTAGCACTCTCCTGTGTACTTGACGAATCCGTTAGTTGAGCCTTCAGGACCGTACTCAAAAGAAACTGAAGCCGCTTGACCTAAAATTCCAGCCAAGTGAGCATCAACTGTTGCGTCAAAGTTTCCTGAAACGCTGACTGTTGAGTCTGATAATCCAACAACATAAGACTTTGCTGATGAACCAAAAGTGCTGGTCTCGGCTGTGTCTACTGATTGTGGGAATGAAACATCTGTAAGGGTATCGCTGATATTGGTAAGGGTTCCACTTGAGTTGTCTACCTTAAATACGGTGGATTTACCATGTCTAAATGTTGGCATTGTTTTTACCTCCTAGTAAAAGCCACCACAGGGGTAGCCGAGCCTGATGAACCTGCGACTGTGTAATTCACTCGTAGGTATCTATTGATTGTTGTACCACTAGCAACTTCAACTCTTTCTGAAGTTGTAGTTGTAGTGCTGACCACGGTAAAAGTAACCAAGTCAGCAAAAGTTGAGTTATCTGCTGAGTGTTGGATTTTTACTGTGATATTTCCATTGCGGGTGTTTACTGGAACTGACAAGAAACCTGCTCCACCATTTGTGGTAGAGGCTCCGTTATCTACGCCTGTTCCATTTCCAGTCGTGGTTACAGCCGAGCCTGAAGAAAGAATTCTTCCGTGCTCAACGGCATCTGTTGATTGGAATTCTGCACTTGCTTGAACGATGTCTGCGATGGCACTTGATACCTCGTAAGATGTATCGTCAGCAATTAACATAATTGCCCCTGCGCCATTTGAATGACCTTGTGGGGCAACAATTACCTGAGTCTTGGTTGCATTACCAAGAGCAGTATTGAAAAATTCATCTGTACCTGTGGAAGCAGTCGCCTCAAACATTCCTGAAAGAGATACTGTTCCATCACGATGACCTAGAACATAGGTCTTGGCGCTTGTTCCGAAAGCGCTAGTTTCAGCGGTATCGACACTTGTGGAAGCGCTAACATCATTAAAATAAGTAGAAAAATCATATTTATCAACAAAGATATTGACATTTTTACCGTGGCTAAATGTAGGCATTATTTCTCCTCAACTGGGCGTTGAAATGGGGTGCCATCTTGGAGAAAACCATCACCATCAATATCTTCGGCGTTGGCATCGAAAC